ATAATCAATACATTCATTCAATTATGATAGTAATGGAAATATAAAATCATTAATGAATATTAATAAATCAGGAATTATAATAATAAATTCTTCAAATAATTATCAGACATCAAATAATGAGAAATTAATAGTTAATGGATCAATAAATATAATTGATGAAAATTCAAAATTTATAATTGGTTCAAATATTATTAGTAGTAATCAAATTATTTTTAATAGTAAAACTTTAATTGGAACTTCAAATATTGAAAGTAGTTTATATTCTTTATATGTTAATCAAGGTAATGTTAAGATAAATTCAAATTTATTTATTGGTAGTAAAACTTTAATTGGAACTTCAAATTCAGAAAGTAGTTTATATTCTTTATATATTAATGAAGGTAATGTTAAGATAAATTCAAATTTATTTATTAATGGTAGTATTTATGCTAATGGTTCTAATATTTCTAATTTGAAAGTTTCACAATTATATTTAGATGATATTAATAAAAAAATTAATGCTAATTTTATTAATATTGATAGTAATACTGGTATTAATATTAATAATAGTAATCAATTATATTTAAAGTTTGATTATAGTAAATTTCAGATTACTAGTAATAATGAAATATCATTAACTAATTCTGCTGTACCTTCATTTTGGAAATCAGCGATTCCATTTATAACAGATCCTACAACTGTATCAAAAATATATTTTAATTATAATGATAGTTTTGTAGGTATAAACAATGATGATCCTAGAAGTTATTTATATGTCGGACCTAATGGTAATCTTTTACGGTTAGCTACTATAAATAATATAAATGAAAGTTATTATTCTCAAATTTCTACTAATGATAATGTAAATAATAATAATAATACTAAAATTAAACTTATAGCACCAGTAGAACAATCATTATTAATTTCATCAAATAATGATATTAGTGGTAGTATATATTATAATATAACTGGAAATAATCCAATACATTCATTTAATTATGATAGTAATGGAAATATAAAATCATTAATGAATATTAATAAATCAGGAACAATATTTATTAATTCATCAAATAATATATCATCAAATAATGAGAAATTAATAGTTAATGGAAATGTTTCTATATTAAATTCACCAAAAGTTATAATAGGTGATTCTAATTATAATAATGGTACATTTCAAACATATGGAAATATTATAATAGGAAATTCTAATATAGATACTAATCAATATTCATTATATGTAAATAGTAATGTTAAAATTAATAATGATTTGGTAATAAATAATAATATAACAGGATCAAATGTCGTTAATTTTACTAAATATGTATCTATAGGATCGTATATACAACAAATTGATAGTAATTATGTTTTAAATGTAAATGGAAATATGGCATTAAATGGAATAATAAATACTACATCTGATATTAGATTAAAGAATAATATAAAAACATGTGAAAATTCATTAGATAAAATTCTTAAATGTAGAGGTGTATCATTTAATTATAATAAGGATGAAAATAAAAATATAGGAGTTATAGCACAAGAATTAGAAGAAATATTTCCAGAATTAGTAAATACAAATAATGAAGGATATAAAAATGTTAATTATATAGGTATAATAGGAGTATTAATAGAAGCTATTAAAGATTTAAATAATAAAATTGAAAATAAAGTTTATTGATTTAAAAACATATATATATAAGATAAAAATAGTAGATGAATAATTCACAATTATATATAGAAAATGTAGCAATAGGACTTAGAAATGTATCAAATTTAGAAAAATTAGATATGTCATTAAATGAATATGCTATTGTTGGAGAAAGAACAAATATAACAACAAATACAATAGATAATTATTATAATTTTATAGTTAATAATAATGGTATTGGTGTAAATGCTTCTAGAAGGGAATTAAGAGATACTAATGCTGGATTTTATATAAATAATAATATAATATGTAAAGGATCTATAATAGCAAAAAGTTTTCAAATAGATAATTTTATATTTGATAGTAATATAACATCATTAAAATTAGAAACACTTATAAAATCTGTAAATTCTAATCTTCTTTTTTTTAATGGTTATTATAATAGTAATTCGCTTGTTAAAAATATATATACACCTAATTATTTAACAATAGGAACATATTCATCTACATTTTCTAATTCACATCCATTAAAAATTAGTGATAGTCCTAATGGAAGATGTGAAAATTTACAATTTGGTATATATAATAATAATAATAATGATATTGAAGCTGTTCGTTTTGGTGTTGGAATGATGGGTTATAATGAGAAATCACCTATTATAATGACAACAACCACAAATATGCCTTTAGAATTTCATATATCAAAATCAACTAATGATATGAATAATTTATATATGAATGGTACTGGATTACCATTATATTATGATTGTAATTATCCTAATTTAGCAATTGATATTAATGGATGTGTTAATATTAATAGAGATAAATGCGATAATACTATAATACATAATAATATAATAAGAAATCCAGTATTACATGTAAATGGATATGGTATAATAAGTAATTTATGTGTATATGATTATTATTCAAGTCAGAATTTACATTTAGATGATATTTATATAAGAAAACAGGGATTAACATTAAAAGCAAATCAAATAATAGGTGGAGATTTTGTGGAACAAGAATTTACATTTAATTGTAATGTAAATATTGGAAAATCTAATAATTTTCATAAATTAAATATAAATGGAGATGCTAATATAGTAAAAACATTAAAAACAAATAATTTAATAGCAAATAATACTACAATAAATGGAATAACAAATTTTAATAAAAATACATATTTTAATAATACAACAATATTTAATGATGATATTAGTATTGATAAAAGTCTTAATATAAATAATGATTTATTTATAAATGGTTATAGAATATTAACATGTAATTTAGAATATGCTTCTAATGGACTTAATTATGACAATGGATGTAATTTAAGTATAAATGGTAGATTAGGAACAGGTATATTAAATACTGATTTATATGATCATCAATTTAATATAATAAAAAGAAATAAAGAACGATTTGAATTATATATTGAAGATTTAGCTGGAATTACTATTGATAGTAGTAAAGTATATATGGGACATACATATTTAAATGATATTAATGGAGGAATAGATAATAGTTTTATAATATTTACACAAAAAAATATAAGATGGCATAATATTTATTTTTATGCTGGAAAAGATAAAGATGGTACTAAAGGTATAAAAAATTTAATACCTAATTTGGCTATTATGGAAAATAATAAGATAGGTATTAATACAAATTTACCAGAAAAAACATTAGATGTCATTGGAGAAATTATAGCAAATGATTATTATATAAAAAAAAATAATAATAGTTATAAATTAAATTTTATATATTTTGGTGATAATAATAATTCTATATTAAATGTTAATAGTTTAGATATTAATCTTAAACCTAATATTAATTATAATAATAAAAAAACATTAAATTTAACAGGTGGTATTAATTCATATGATGGTTATTATGAAAATAATCAAAAATTAACATCTTTTAAACTTTATAATTCATCTATTGCTACTACTTATAATAATATTGGAATAGGTGTAGTAGAAACTAATAATTTTTATTCAGTTCCTTTACAAATTCGCAATACAAATACTACAGATAATAATAATTCAATTATTAGATTATATAGAGGAATTAAAGGAGGAGGATTTAATAATAATTCTTTATATACAGGTATAGATTTTTGTGATTATGATATGCCAATAATAAGTCAAAATAGAAATAATTATAAATGGTTTATTTATAAAAATAATAATCATAATAAAGAAACTACAGGTGCTCTTCAAATTGGTTATACAGATAATTCATATAATCCAACACATAGTTGTATGAATTTTTATTATAATAAGGAAAATAAGAAATATTTTATAGATATTAATAATCCAACTGTAAATTATAATTATAATAGTGAAAATACTATTTCAGTAAAAGGTAATGTAGAAATTGAAGGTAATGTAAATCTTAAAGGTGATAATTCATGTTATAAAATTAATGGTGTTATTGTTGGTAGTTTTTCTAATCCAGCTATTATTAAAACTATATCTGAAACTATAAATACATATAATACTAATAATATAAATGATGTAAATTTATTAGCTAATAAAATTTTATTATTACCATTAAAAACTACAGTTATTGGTTATAATGATAATTGGATTTTTGATAAAATTAATTCTTTAGAAAATTATGATAATAATACACCTTTATTTATTTATAATAATAAAGATTATAATGATAATAATGAAACACCTGTTATTACAAGATTTTATAATAAATCTTATAAAAATTATACAGCAAGACCTGATATTGCTGTTATAGAATTAGGAATATTAACTGATAATAATGATAGTGGAACAATTAATAATAATGTTAATTTTATAGTTAAAGGTTATACAAATGATATAACAATATTTGAATTAAAACCTAATAATGTAGAACCTTTTTTTACATGTATTTCTCAAAATTCTAAAAATCAAATAAATATTGGGAATGATGTTTTTTATAATAGTAATAATATTAATTATAAAGATACATGTCTTCATATATCTGATGATTTTGATTGTTTATGTAGATTAACAAATAATACTAAACCTTCAAAATTAAGTTTTATTAATAATTTAAACAAATGGGATATATCAGCTTCAAGTAATTTAAATTTTAGTTATAATGATAATAATATATTTAATCTAAGTGGTTCTGGAATTATTACTATAAATTCTAGAGATGATAATAATAATAGTTCTTTTAATATTAATGGATTTGTTAATAAATCTACTATAGAACTTACAAATAGTTATTATAATGATTATAATCAAAATCAAAATAATTTTATAACTGATAGTTGGATTAATATTAATTTTAATTTATTAAATATATTAACAGAAAATATAATAGAAGATAATTATGATGATAATTATGATAGTAATATAACTAAATTTATTTATAAAATTAATGATTTAGATCTCCCTAATATTGATTATAATAATTCTAATATTAATAATTATTATATTAATAATTCAAATTTTAGTTTTGCGAATAATTCTATAATTAATCTTACAACTATATTAAGTAATATAGAACTTGATTATAAACATTTAGATATTATTAATATTTATAATTCAAGTAATACTATTGAATTAATTCCTACATTAAAATCTCATAATAATAATATAACAGCATATTATAATTCATTTAATATTATTCCTATATCATATAATTTAATAGATAATGATTTAATATTAAATTATAAAGTACCTTTAACTACTGATGAAAATCAATTATATATAGAAAGTTCTATTGGTAATTATTCATATTATTCTAATTTTGATAATAATAATTATTATAATTTAACATTAAATACATTCTTAAAAATAAAAGATAAAACATTATTTGATTATAATATTAAAGTAACAAATGCTAATTTTATAATAAATAATAGTGGTATAAATTATAATTATAATACTACTAATATTATTTATTATTATCCAATACCTAATTTTAATGTTAGTGAATTAACTATTGATGTTAAATATTTATTTAATTATGAAAATTCATTTGTTATTCCTAAAAATTTTTATAATAATAATTTTAATAATTCCATTGATATTATTACTGATAATACTTCTATTATTATTAATAATAGTAATAGTTTTTTATCAGATTATATTGATGGTAGTTCTATTATTGATCATATTGATGCAAGTATTTTTAAAAATTATAAATTAATATCTTCAAATATTATTAATAAAATTTATGATATAGAAATTAATGATGTTATTATAAGTGATATTATTATTAATATAACCAAATATAATTATTATGAAGTTTATGATTTTATTGATAATAATCCTATTATACAAATTCCAATTACAACTAATTTATATCAACCACATATAATTTTTAAAAATTATATTAATTCTATTTATTCATCTTCTCATAAAATTTATAGTTATAATAATAACTTTGAAATACATTTAGATAATTATAAATTATTATCTATTAATTCTAATGGTAATGTTAATACTATTGGTGATATTTCTATGAATAATTTATATTTATCTGGTGATATTTATAGTAAAATTGGTGATAATAATATATCTATTACTAGTAATTTAACAAATATTATTGGTAGTAATTTTTATATTCATAAAGATAATATTTCATTAAATAGTAGTAATATTTATTTAAATCCATCTTATATAAATGGTGGTGGTGTTATAATTAATGGAAGTGATATAAAAAATAATAATAATATATTTGAAATAAATAATTATATAGGAAATGATGATTTTATAACATTAAATTCAATATCAGAATCATCTTATATTAATTTCAATAATACTACATCTAGATATAAAATGGGTGTTAATAATGGAAATTTTAATATATATAAAAGTATTGATAATAGTCTTTCATATAATAATGTATTAGGATTTAATTATGATTCAAATAATAATTTAAATTTAGATATTAATGGAAATATAATAACTACAAATAATTTTTCTATAAATAATATTACTACATATGTTAATAACAATAATAATTATAGATTAAGAATATTTGGTAATTTAAAAGTTGATGGTGTTGTAATGAGTTCATCTGATAAAAGATTAAAAAATAATATTATAAAAATTGATAATGCTTTAGATAAAATTGAAAAATTATCTGGAGTATTTTATTATTATAATAATAATACTACACATAGACAAATGGGATTAATAGCACAAGATGTTAAAGAAGTTATACCAGAAGTTGTTTATGAAGATGATAAAGGATTATTAAATATAGCATATGGAAATTTAATGGGAATTATGGTAGAAGCTATTAAAGAATTACGTGATGAAATTAAAAATAATAAATAATTAGAAGTTATGGAATTTGTTTTTATTATTTTAGGTGTTTTTTTATTATGTATATTCATATATTTAATAAATTCATATCAAGAATGTTTTACTAATTATACTAATAAAGAAATAAAAACATTATCTTTAACAGAAATTGATAAAATAAAAACTGCATATGAAGAAATAAAAAGATTATATTTTAAAGGTTTTTTAGTAAATTCTTTAGAAGTTAATAAAGAAAAAGATATTATAAAAAATTCAATAGCAAAAATTGCTAATCTTGTGCCTAATTCTAGTGATAAAATGAATATTAATAATATTTATTATGGTTCTACTAGTGATTATGGTATTAGAAAATATTTAAATGAAATTAATGATAAACAATTTAATGATATTATAAATCAATTAAGAAATTTAAGTCCTAATAATGATGCTCGTAATAATGAAATTAATAATATTATAAATAATTATAATGATATAAAGACTTTATATACAAGAACAGATAATTCTAATATATATACAAGTGTTATAAGTAAAAAAAGAGCAATAGAATCTGCTTTTAATAATCTTAAATCAATTGTTTCTAGTAAATCTGATAAACAAAAAATAGATATTATTTATACAGAAATTAGTATGTATTTAACGACACCAAATGATGCTTATTTTTTACCAAAATTAGAGGAATTAAAATTGATTGCGCCAAATAGTTTAAGTGATATAGATAATATTAAAAGTAAATATGAAGATATTAAAAAAATAAATAATAGTTCATCTCCTGAAGCTATAAAATTAAAAGATGATATAAATAAAATTATATTAGATATTAGAAATAGAGCCGGAGATAAAAGTGATATAGATAAATTAGATTTAATTTATTATGGTGAAGCTAAAGATAATTATGGATTAATTGTATATTTAGATGAAATTGATGAAAATAGATTTGATATTCTTATGAAACAATTAAAAACTATAATTGATAATCTTACAGATGTGATTACTACTAAAAATAATATAGTAGATGAAATTATTGATTTATTTAATCAATTAAATGATTTATATAAAGATGTATATATAAATAAAATAACTACTTATGATATAAAAAAAGAAGAAATTGAAAATAAAAATAGATTAATTTATAGTAAATTACTTTTAATAGTACCAGTTAATGTACTTCATAGTACTGAAATAGTATTAATATTAAATACTACTTTAAAAAGAGCTTATGAAATTAATAATATTACTGATATAAATAGTATTGTAACTTCTTTTAAAGAATTAGTTAAAAATATTGTAATAAAAGAAGCTTCTATAACTCCTTCTAATATAAATAATACTGAAGTAAAAGGTATTATTGAAAGTCGTTTAGGAATACCTATAGAAGAACAAGTTATTCCTTTAAAAATAACTACTCAAGGTATTAAAGATGATTTTAATAATATCTATAATTCATTTGATTTATTAAATACTATATTTAAAAATAATAATACTATTAATTTTAATAATACTTTAAAAAAACAATTAGATAATTATAAAGCTATTATTTTTGGGTCAATAGATAATATTAGTAATTATTATCCAAAAAATGCTGATTATGTTAATAATATACTTTCTATTAAAAATGTTATAATAAAACCTATTATTAATACAGATTTAGAAGAAAGTTATAAAAAAAAAGATGAAATTCTTATATCAACTATTAAAACAAGATTTTATAAAGCAATTAATGAAATTAAAAATTTAATTATTAATAATTATGGAAAATCTAGTACTCAAATAAATATTAATATATGTCTTAATAATATTATTGAAGCCATTTCTAATAATAAATTTCCTGTTAAAGTTTCTAATATAAATGCTTGTCATAAATCTTTATTTGACAATAAAGATATTATTATTAGTCCTAAAATGTTTGTTTCTGAAAATAATGGTATAATATGGAAACCAGCTACTGAATTAGATTCTTTTAAAAGAACAGGTATTAATAATAATCCTTATTTATATAATTATGAATTAGCTAGTTCTAGTGATAATGGTATTAATTGGAATATGATTAGATAAGAATATCTTTTAATGTTTTTGTATCTATACCTAATTTTTTCATAATAGAACAATATAATTTTCTATTATATGGACTCTTTTTTGCCTCAATATCATTTATTATTTTTACATCTATATTTAATTGTTTTGCCAAATCTGATTGAGATAATGATTTAGCTTTTCTAGCATTTTGCATAGCTGTTGTTAATTCATTCGTATATTCTATTCTTTTTGGCATATCTTTCTCTCCATCACTATAATCTATTTTTGGTTTTTGGCAATTATTATTATTATTTTCTATTTTGTTTTTATAACTTTTATTATGAATGACTACTGGATTCCAATCTTGATATATTCCTGTCATTTTATTTTTAATATATATAATTATTTTTTTATATATCTTTAATAAGTAAAATAGATATAAACATTTGATATCATTAAATAGATAAAATATGGAACAAGTTATTGATCATTTTAAAGAAACTATTGAATATGAAAAAAATTATACACTAAAAGAACTTCAATCATTGTTAGAAACATCTTATAAAAAGTTTATTAAAACTAAAGGTGCTTCAAAAACATCAGAAACTAAAAAATTACCAAGTCCTTATAATTTATTTATTAAAGATACTATTGCTAAAATGAAACAAGAAAAAATTGAAGGTATTGATCCTAAAGATTTTATGAAAATTGCTGCTAAAAAATGGCAAGAAAATAAACTTAAAGTTGAAACATCAGATGCTTAAAATATATTTATTATTTTTTCTTTATAAGTATAGATTATTGGATATGGTCCAGATACATATGAAAACAGATAATAATAGTAATATTACTCTTGCAAAATTTGATACTAATTATAATCAAGCATATATAGAATTTTCTAATATAATAAATAATCAAGTTATATTAGCAGGATTATCTAATAATAATCTTAAATTTTATAATTCAAATATTAAAACAGATGAAGGTTTAATTTATAATAATAATATTTTATCCGTAAAAAATGTTAATACTAAATATCTTAAAAATATAGATTATACTTATTTTCCTAATTTAGAAACTATTAATTTATATGAAATTTATGGTTCTTCTCCTGCCAGTTCTCCTACTGATCATTCACAATGTTTTGATATGAATGATGATACTACATGGATATCTTTATCATCTTATAGAAGAGATAATTCAGGTGGTGTAAATGAAGATACTGCTTTTGCTATAGAAGATAACAGTTTTCCTTATTTCCAATATAGTTCTATTGGTAAAATGTATGGTAATTGGGTTAAAATAAAATTACCTTTTAAAGTTATTCCTATTGGATTCTATATTAATAGTAATACTAAAGATAATGAACCATGTGGATTTGCTATTTATGGTTCAGAAGATAATATTAATTGGACATTAATTAGTTATCTTTCAAATACTAGATATTCTAATACAACTACTTTTTATTTTAATAATAATAAATTTTATCTTTATATTACAGTTGTTATAATTAGAATAAATATAAATCCTATAAATACTGCTACTAATCATTTTTTTAGTTTAAAAACTTTACAAATAATTACAAAACCTATTTTAACTATTGACAGTAAAATAAGAATTTCTGATAATTCTATATATGATATTGATACTATTAGTGCTAAAAATCTATTTATTAATAATTCTTCTATTTCTACTGGCAGTGATCTTACTGATGCTATTGCTTCTTATGTTCTTGAAAAATTTCAACAACAATATTCTATATATTGGAAAAATTCTAATCTAGTTGGTTTTCCTGATGCTAATATTATTAATAAAATTGCTATCGGAAAAACTACAGCAATATCTACATTAGATATTAATGGGTCTATTAATTATAAAAATAGATTTATTAATACTAATATCACTTTTACAAATATAAGATCATCAGATGGAGGATTTCTAAGTAATATTAGTGAATATATTTTTATAGGTGATGTTATTTTGACTTCAACTGTAAATAGAGGATATTTTAATATTAATGTAATTTCATATGATATCAATAGATATTATTTTCAAACTATTAATATTCATGGTTATACATATATTGATGGTGCTACATTTTTTAATTGTTATTGGGAAACAGCATTTGATAATAATAATGATATTCAAAAATTTGTAGAAGTTTATTATTATTTAGAAGCAACTTTAGCAACTAATAAAATTAAATTTTATATAAAATTTAATGATGCTCTTGATATTGTTGGATTAAATCCTTCTTTAACAAATAGACGACTATTTACTAATATTATTTATATTGATGGTTTTAATACTATTTTAAATAATGAGATTATATTTAATCCTGCTAGTGAATTAACATTTTTTAATCGTATATTAGCATCTAGTTTATATAAAGCAATTAATATTAAAACAACTATTCTTAATAATAATCAAGTAAATTTTAATTCAAATCAAATTAATTTTTTAACAGTTAAAGATATTATTATTAATAATTCAAATATAAAAACTAGTAATCTTCTTTTTTTAGATAATAATTTTAAATTATCTGATAGTGGTATATCATCTAATATTATTACAGGTCTTAAAGAAATTAATTATAGTACTAATAAAATTGTTGTTACAAATGGAAATGGTATATTAAGTACTATTGATGTTTCTTCTAATTTAATTCTTAATATAAGTGATATATCTAAAACTAATTCTAATATTCTTATTTCAAGTAATGGTACATTTGAATCTTTTCCTATTAATAAAAATAATTTAATTGATTTTAATATTATAAATAATAATTCTAATTCTATTATTTATATTGATAGTAATAGACAAATAAAAAATTCTGGAACTGTAAATGTAAATAATATTAGTAATCTATTATATTTACATGATTTTAATTATTCAAATAATAATAGATATGTATTATTCAATTCTAATATTAATTTAAATGATATTAAAATTAATAAAAATTTATATATTAATGATGTCCTTATTTCTAGTAATAATAATAGAATTTATGTTAATAATAAAGAAATAGCTGAAGATATATATAAAACTTCATTTAAATTACCTCCCGATAATCTTGATGGAGTTCCTCAAAATAATAATATATTATCAATTGGTAATGTTATTGCTTATGATATTAATTATAATGACAGTTATTTTAATTTAACTATTAAAGTTGATAATTTAGATAATAATATTGATATTAATAAACAAGTTTATAATTTATTTTTAAGAAATAGATCTATTTCATATTTTTGGCAAACTAATGCTAATTTTAAAGATTATAGAAATTTAACTGGTAATAATGGTGTTTTTAAATTTCTTGAAGGTGATACTATTAATAAAACAAAATGTGGTGCTTATATTATTATTGAATTATCTCAATTATTCATTTTAACATCTTATGCTTTTTATATTAATTATACTGATATCAAAAATACTATTAGAGATTTTAAAATATTTGGATTTAATAATAATTCATGGGACCTAATTGATAATCAAACCAGTATTATTCTTAATAATAATATGATAGCTAATATCTTTAATATAAATAAAAAAAATTACAATAGTTATAAAAAAATTGCTATATGTATCATTAATACTCATAATGATTCTGAAATAGCCAATTTTTGTATTTTACATCAAATTGATTTATATGGTTATACTCCTTTTAACAATTATTATTATAATATTTCTAATTTAACTTTTAATTCAACCAGTAATAAAACTCTTTTAGGTTTTAATAATATCGGTATTAATAATCTTAATCCTTTTACACCATTAAGTATAGGTATTGATTTATATGATAATACTAAAAATGGTATTCTTAATCTTAATCATCCCTCTCTTATTAATACTGATTTAAGTGAAAAACCAATTATAACATTAACAAGACCTTCTAATAATAATAATGGTGGTATAAAAACTATTCATTATTTAAATTCATGGAATACTAGTAATACTAATTATACTATAAAATTATCGCATAATTATTCTAGTAATGAAAAAGTTATATTATCTTTAAATAGTGATGGTAAAATAGGTATTGGAAATTATCCTGATTCTAATTTAAATAATAATGGATTAAGTATCTATAATAATGGCTTAAATCTTTACAATAATTCAAATTATATTAATATATATACTTCTAATATTATTAATAGTTATAATATATGTTTACCTAAAAATAATGGTATTATTGATAATTCTTTATTTATAGATAATATTTCAAATAATACTGCTTTTCTTAATTGGTATAATCCATTAGATATTATTATTAAAAAACCTTTTATTAAATTTGGTAATCAAAATATCCCAAATAGAAATGATAATGGTATTGTATTTCAAGTTGCCGGTGGATGTATTATTGGTAGTAATAATATATCTTCTAATGATATTAGTGAAACATATATTAAAAATAATATATTAGTTGTTTCTGGTAGTATATATGCTACAACTGATATAACAACTGATTCAGATATAGCATATAAATATGATATAAAATTAATTGATGATCCTTTAAAAAAAATTAATAATATTAATGGATATACTTTTAAAAGAAATGATGTAAATATTAGTGATGAAACTCCTAATTCTAGATATACTGGATTGATAGCACAAGAATTATTAAAAGAAATGCCTGAAGTTATCATTAAAAAACATGATGGTAAATTAAGAATTATTTATGCTAATTTGGCTGGATTATTTGTTGAAGGTATTAAAAAATTAAATAATAATAATAATTATATTAATTTTAAAGTTAATTGTTGGATTCTTATTAGTAGTATAATATTTGGTTATCAATTTATATATAATAAAAATTGATTTAATTATTAATTTATTTTTTTATGTGCTTATCTTCTAAATATAAATTTGGTAAAATTTATATTATTAAATTTATTAATAAAGATAAACATATATATATTGGTAGTACTATTAATAGTCTTAATATTAGATATGCTAATCATAAATCATCTCGTTTATATAAAAATAATACTACATCTTTAACTAAATATATAAATAAAAAATATAAGAATGATTGGAGTAAATGTTATATTAAACTATTAATGAATTATCCATGTAAATCTAGAAAAGAATTAATAAAAAAAGAATTTGAAATTATTAATAAATACAATAAAAATAAAAATTATAAATTAATTAATGTAAATGGATTAAAAAAATGATAATTTTTATATTTTTTCATATAAATGACTCTTAATATTAATAAATATAGTAAAAAAGAATTAATTGATATTATTTTAATTTATTATATGAAATATAATATTATAATTGAAATTAATCTTAATAAATTAAATAAAAATAAATTAGTTGATATTATTAATACTCAAGAAATTCCTATTTATACTCATATTGAATTAGTTAAAGAAATATTAGATATTGAAAAATATATTAATAATTTAGAAATTATTTATTATAATTATTTAAAATTTAAAAATATTCATATTAATATTATTAAAAATATTCAAAATAATAAATTTTTAACTGCTAATGATTTAGATAATATTATTAAAAATAATAATTTAATTATTGATACTTCAATTGATAATATTAAAAATTATAATAAAATGATTTATAATATTTCTAATGCTTTTACTAATTATAAAATGAAAATTTAAATTTATATTAATTATTTAGAATGATTAATATTTCTTTATTATTAATAATTTTATTAGCATTTATTTTATCTATTTATATATTAGCAATTAATAGTAATATTTTTATTAAATTTTTTGCTATTATTTTTATTTTTATTACTATTTATTCTATTTTTACCCAAAATTTATTATTACCATTTTTAGGTATTACTGTATATCCACCTTCATTAATACCATATGAGATGTATCCTCCTAATACTAATAGTTCTATTAATTTAAAATTTAATGTTCCTGATGGTTCTAAAATTATATATTGGGCTGCTAATAGTCATTCTGATATTATTTATGATAATCCAATACAAGCATATGGAAATTATAATAATAGTGGTATTGCTATTGTTAATAATGGAATAGCTAATATTAAATTTATATGTCCAAATAAATATAAAATACCTACAGGTATAACATTAAATAAACATATTCATTATAGAATTGCTTATCATAATAATCCTATATTAAGTCCTGTAATGACTACATATATAAATTGTTAATATATAAATATTAAATATTAAATATTAAATAAAATGATTCAACTATTATCATTTGATATAGGAATTAAAAATATGGCATATTGTTATTGTAATATTATTAATAATGAATCATTGGATATACAAATTTTAAATAAAATAGATTTAAATTTAAAAAAAAATGCTAATATTCAAATTATTATTGATAATACTATTGAATTTTTAGAAAATTTATTAAATCAAGATATTAATATTAATAAAGATCATAAATTAATTGTTCTTATTGAATGTCAAATGACTTCTATTATGAGAACTATACAAACTGTAATAAATACATTTTTTAAAATGTTAAAAAAATATGAAGGTTTTGATATAGAAACTGTTTATTTATCTCCTAAACATAAACTTAATATTATTAATAAATACAGCGATAAAATTGCTTCTAATAGTTATAAACAAAATAAAATTGATGCTATTTATTTTACTAAATATTTACTTGAAAATACTTATCATAATAAAAAAATATTAGATATATACACGAATACTAAAAAAAAAGATGATATTAGTGATGCTTTTTTAATGTGTATTTATTATTTTGAAAATAATAAATAAATATCTTTAAAGATATTAGAATAAATATTATTAATGTCTGATAATGATAAAAAAGATACTATAGAAATTCATACTTCAACTAATCCTAATGTACTAGCATTATTTATTATTATGTTTTTATGGATATGGATAATTGCTGGTGTCATAGCATTTTTAGCATCTCTTATATGTTTTGGATTTAATGGTAGTATTACTGATAAATTTTTAGGATTAATTATTGTACTTATTTTAGGACCATTTTATTGGTTTTATTATATATTTAATAGTTCATATTGTACTAGATAAAATCCAAAAAAATTATTATTTGTAATTTAGATTATAACATGGATTTAATTAATGAAATATTTTCTTCATTTAATTTATTTATTTTATTTTCTACTATTATTTTTGTTAAAAATAACCAAAATTTATCATTTTTATATTTCTTATTATTAGTATTAATTTCTACTGTTTTTAAATATAACCATTTATAATAATCTTTTTTTTGTTTATTTGTTTTAGTATCATAATATGGACTTAATCTATTATCATTTATTAATTTTGATAAAAAATCTAAAAATATTTTATTTTTTATTTTAGTTATTGGTATATAATCCCAATAATTACAAAAATATTTATAATTATACATTTTACATTTTATTAATCTATGATTATTATCTATATATACTGTTTTATCATCTATTATTATTATTTCTGGATTTTCTATTTTTATTTTTTTCTTTATTTTATCTATTGATTTTATAAATGATATTTTATCTTCTTCCATATTTAAATTACAATCATTTCTTGTAAATATTGGTCTTTCAAATTTAATTTTTAATATTTTTTCTATTATTTTTATCTCTTTTTCAGCCCATTTCTTTTCTGATGCCGTATATATATAAAAATAAGAATTTGGCATTGTTTTATTTATTGTTGATATGAAATTTGAAAAATATGGTCTTATTAATTTTGTTTTTTCATTATAATGATCCTCCAATATATCATTTATTTTTATCTTAAATCCTAATTTTCTTAATATTAATCCTATTTTATATATATCCGTTTGATATATACAATCTCCTATTATAGTTCCATCTAAATCTATAATAAATACATTATTTGTATTCATATCTATTTATAATTTTGTATTAAAAATAAATTTATATTTATAAAAAATGATTTTTTTATTTACATTTTTATTCATACATTATGTCCTCGTCAATTGTATGTAATGATGACTGTATCTGTATTAATTGTGATTGTTCTTATAAACATTCTCTCATCTTACCAGAGAGAAAAATTGTTAAGAAATTATTCAACAATTTGTTGAATCCTATTAAGACAGAAACTAATCCTGAATCTCGCAAAGCTAATTGTTCATATGGCAAATTATGTACTAAAGCTAACTGTGGATATCGTCATCGTCTGTCTGTTAAAGACCGAATGGCTTTAAATACAGCATATCAAAATTACAAAATTCAAAATATAAAAGAAATTAAAGAAAAACCTAAAAAAGAAATTAAACAATTTGCCATCAATACATCAAACGCATTTGATACGCTCTTTCTTGAATGTAATGATGATATTGTTATTTCTCCTATTAAAACTGAAGTAATGCCAGTCGTTATTCCACCAAAACCGGTTAAATCTGGATTTAAGGACGCATTACTTAGAGAAAAAAAAGAAATTAAAATTGATATGACAATTAATAAAGATATTGTCCCAGATAATTGGGCGGATTTATGCGATGAAGATAGCGAATTTTATATGAAGTTTTAATTAAAACTTCTGATTTATAAAATAAGAAAACTTAATGTTTTTTTATTTTCCATCAAATTTCTTAGATATTTTTACAGCATCTATTTTAAAAGCATTTTTATCAAGTAATATACTTTTACTATTTCCTACTGTTTGAAAATTAATAGTTGTTGAATTTAATACATCTTCATGATTTATATTATGATTAAATAATAAATTATTTATTACTAAAAATTCAAACCATTTATCTTCTGATTGTTTAGTTTTTTCTAATTCATTTAAAAATAATTCTTCATCTACACCTGTATATACCCATAATTTTTCAATCAAAGCTTCTATTTTTTTTGGAATAACTAATTTAGATTTATCTATATAACCATAATTACGATGAGGATTATTTGGACCATCTAAACGAAATTTACTTTTAAATGATTTTGTTATTAAAGCTGGATTATCATATCTTAAAAATAAATTTAAAAAATTATAATCTCTAATATAATCATAATATCTAAATATTGGTCCACATACACCAAAATCCCATATTACCCATAAATAACCTAAATTAGGAATATAATAATCTTTTCCATTTATATTATAATGAAAATACCCTCCAGGTTGTATTTTTTTATATAAAAAATTACCATAATGACTATCATTATGATTAAATCCTACAGAATGTAATGATGCTAAACACATATATATTTGTTCTATAGCATTTAACCATAAATCATAATTACCTAAAGCTATATTATATAAATAATTCTTTAAATCACCAGACAATAATTCATTGAATATTATTAAATATCCTACTCTTTTTGGATTTTTTAAGAATCCTGGAAGATCTTCTCTATTATTTATTTTAGAAACAGGACAAGATACATTACCATATATAATTGGAATATGTAAATTATTTGTTTCTAAACGTATTTTATATAATTCTTCTAATATTATTAATTCTTTTTTTGCCATTCCTGAATTTATTTGAATTTTTCCTGAAAATTTAAAATTATCATCATCAATAAAACTACAAATATAATTTATACCAAATGAACTAGGTGTTCCAAAATGTTTTATTAATTTAAGTTTATTATCTATAATCAATTCATCATTAATCTTTTCTATACATGAATTTTTATTTACAAATTCTTTTTTCTTCTCCTGTTTTTTAACAACACTCTTTTTCTCTTTATCTTTTTTAACTGAAGTCTTTTTCTCTTCATCTTTTTTAACTGAAGTCTTTTTCTCTTCATCTTTTTTAACTAATTTTTTAAATTTTTTTAAAAAAAAATGTTGTATTTTAATTGCTTTTTCATTTAATATATTACAATTTTTTAGATATTTTTTATATATAGTACCTTTTTCACTAATTGTTCTTCCTGTTATAGGATTTTTTGTTTTATTTATTAACCATTTTATACATATATCATTATTTTTAATACTTATTTCTTTTTTATCTACTATTAAAGTTTTTCCTATTTTTCCTTTTTTTAATACGCAACGTTTTGTTAAAATATTTCTTATCTGATTATCATTACATTTTTTATATTTTTTTCCATCTATTATATCATAATCATTATTATCCATATATATTGTATCTAATATTATTAAATAAAAATATATTATTAACTATAAATGGATTCACAATATAATTATATTATAATTAAAGAATTATTATCTAATAAAAGTATTAAAGATATATATCCTGAATATATTAATAAATTACAAGAGGAAGCCGAAAATAACAGAAACTATACCGTAATAAATTATATTACAAATGAATATATATTAAGTGATAAAATATATGATAATAATCACCATATATTTACAATTACCATTTTAAATATTTATAATAATCTCAATAATAATATTATTGAATACTATTATGATAATAAAAATAATATAACAACACATTATTTTTTTATAAACAATATTATATTATTTGTAACAGAGTTATTATATAAAAATCGTAAATTAAATAAATTATTAAATAAATTTAAAAACAGTAATGATTTATATAAACATTTACTCACCTTTTTTTTTAATAAAATAAATATTGGATATATTAATATATTATTATTATTATTAAATTTAATTATAATTAATAATGAAGAATTATTAAATATATATATTAATTATATATTTAAAGATTATACATTTTTATTATTAAACCCTATTATTGAAGAAAAATACAAAAAATTTATAATAAATTATCAAATAAAAGAAGCAGATTTTAATTTTATTGACAAAAGTAATATTGATAATTTCAATATTTATAATATATTAAATTTAAATTTATTATATTCATATAATAATAAAATAAATAAGTTTATATTAATATCTGACGATGATAAAGTTGATATTAATAATCTTTTAAATAAATTTAAATTTACTACTGATGATACAACTACTGATATTTATATAATAATATTTAAGTTTATTTATCATTATTTGAATCTTGAAGATACAGACGATTAGTAATTGGTGTACTCTTAATTATTCTTTTTCTAATTTCTTCATAACTATATTTTTTACTATATGAAATTATTTCTACATATGAATCATATATATTTGTATATACTGTTAAAATATCCTTATGAACTGGTTTATTATAACGTTTATAAACATAATTTATAAATTCGGTAAAAGTTGGAAATTTTTTATATTTTAAAAAATAACGTAAATAATCAGCAAAAAATGAATATTGTTTTGATATATCTATATTATTTGTATTAGTTGCTCTAAGTTTCCAATCATCTATATAATAAGGTCTAAATGTATTTGGACATATTTCTAAATATTTTTCAGGACTAATATCATAATCACAATCATCATTTTCTATTTGTAATGGTTTTTTTGGACTTACTTCTTTATTAAAAATTTCTATTATTTTATCTCTAGATACATCTTTAAAATAATCAGGAAATTTATTTATCATATTATTATATTCATCACTATCTATTTCTATTTTTTTATTTATAGGAATACCATTAAAAATACTATAATATAACCCTAATAATTGTATTTTTATAGTATTATCATTATTATTACTACTTGCTTTTCTTAAATAATTTTTTATTTTTTTATATTTAAGTTCATCCATTTTTAATATAAATATGAAATATAATCTTTATATATATAATAAAAAATGATTTAATATAGATTTTATAGATAAAAAATGGAAAGTTATTTATATAATAATACATCCAATAATACTTATTATCTTATTACTAATAAAGGAACAGAATGGAATGTATGTATTGATATTCTTACATTTACATCTAGATTTATTAATAATGATGATTTAAATAAATTTGAAAAAATAAAATTAAATAAAAATTCTATTATTGATATTTTAAATAAACTTAATCTATATTCATCTAATATTAGTTTAGATTATTTTGATGAATATAATTATTTATATTATAAAATGTCTTTAATAAAAATATATAATTGGAATGATATGTTAAATTTTATATCTACTATACTTTAAAACATTATATGTTTAAATAAACCTTTTTGTAATTCTTTAGAATGAAAATGAAGATTATATATTAAATAAATATGGTTTATTATTACAATCTTTATCTTTTTATCATTTATATATAATGGATTTTTATGATAATTATCTCTTTTTAATCCATCAAATATTGTATTATTAATTGCTTTAGGATAATTTATTGTTATTGAAGGATTTTCATTTAAACATTCGGGTGTTCCTATAAATATATCTGTTTCTTTTTAAATTTTTTCTTTACTTATAAAATTCATATTAATTATATCTTTAAAATAAGTTATTCTAATAAATATAAATCGTTACATGATTTATTTATTTTTTTACATATTTTTTTATCTATTGTATCTATTTTTTTATAAATAAATGAAATTTCATTACAAAGTAATTTTAAATATTTATATTCTATTATATTATCATTTGTATTTATATTTTGTTTTATTTCTTCTAATAATAGTTTATTATTTATATTAAATATTAATGATAATATTATTAATATAAAAAGTTGTGTTTCTAATGATAAAATATATAACAAATAAGGATAAAATATTTTTTTATAAATAATTGTTATTAAACAAGCAGATGATATTAATATAAATATTTTTTTCATTGTTAAATATTTATTTAAATAATTCTTATAACTAATATAAATTTTTAATCATAAATGTATCAATTAATTCATAATTAAATTTTCTATAATAGTTTCTAACACCAGTTCCTGATATTATAGCAATTTTTTTAAATTTATGTTCTAATGATATTTCTTCTGCTTTTGCTAATAATTTTTTCCCATATCCTTTATGTTGACATGAATCTATATTTGAAGAACCTACTATTGATATATTTGAATATACATGTAATTCTCTTATTAAAGCACAATCATGTAATATATCAAGAATTTTAGAATAATCTGAATTTAATGAAATACGTAATCTAATAAATCCTATTAAATATTTATCATTAATTAATGATATAAAATACTCTAATCCTCCACTAGCATTATATGTAATTATTTCAAATAAAGTATTATCATGATTAATATTATTATTTTTTATTTCTCTACATCTAATACAATTACAATTCCAGTTATTTTTTATCATATCTTCTTTTAAAAGTTGTCTCATATTTGTAAATTGTTTTTTATATCCAGCTATAATATAATGTCCTGATATATCTCTGATAATTCTATTAATTCTAATATATTTTTTTACTTTTATTTTAAATTCTTTAATTATTTCAAATAAATAATTATCATCATATGGTTTATATATTCCTTCTTCATATAATTCTTTAATTTTAGTAAATGGTACTATAGCACAAGGATATATTTTTAATTGATCTATTTGTAAATCTTCTAATTCTAATATATTATTTAACATCTCTCTATCTTTTTCAGGCGTACTTCCATATAAATTTAACATTAAATGAACATCAATTTTATAACAATTATTTTTTAATAATTTAATTGCTTTTATCGTTTTTTCTATATTTTCACCCCTATTATTTAATCTTAATATCTCATTGTCTGTATGTTGAACACCTAATTGAACTCTTGTACAATTAAATCTTCTTAATCTTTTAATTTCATTCATACATATACTATCACTTCTCATTTCTAATGTAAGACCAATTATATGAATTATAGCATTCTCATTTTCTGTTATTTCTTCTTCTAAACTTTTAATAGCTCTTTTTTCAATATCATAATAAATATTCGCAGCATAATATAATGATGTAATAAATTCTTCTTGATATTCTTTAGGATATTCACTCCAAGTTCCACCTAATACTAATAATTCTATTTTATCTACATTATGACCCATTTTTAATAATGATGCTATACGAGAATTCATTTGTCTTATTGGATCAAAATTATTATGATTTGCTCTTAATACTGCTGGTTCTGTATATAAATAACTTTTTGGTTGTTGTGTCCAATTATTATCAGCTGAAGGTTTTTCATTTGGACAAAATGAACAATTGTGAAGACAACTAAATGTACCTTTTACTCTTATACCATCTTTATTTGTATATTCAGGTGTCCCTGATGTTAATACTGTAATACTAATAATTCCTGATTGTGATTTTTGAAGTTTTTTTATAATTTTTTTCTTTAAATCAATATCATCTAATTTTAATTCATTATAAATTTTAATTAAATCTATTTTTTTACAATTATATTTATATTTTGTTTTAATTATATTTATAAATTCTGTTGTATCAAAATTATCCTTATTTTTTATAAATTCATTTTTAATTCCTATATCTTCTATATCCATTTTATATTATTCAAAATAATTAATATCAAAAATCATTTTTTAATAATTTTATAAAAATAAACAAATAAATTATTTTATGTCTCTTAAAGGAGTTTTTTTTGGTAGTGTAGTTCTTATTGTTAGAGGTTTATCTACAAATGTATACATAGTTTTTCTATCTTCTAAATGATTTTTCTTATAATTTTCTAAATTTTTTATTAATTTATTTTTTTTACTAATAAATTTATTTATTAATAAGTTTAATTCTCTAATTTTATATTTATAGTCTTTACTATAATTTAAATCAGTATATTCAATTCCTGAAAAAAAAGTACGAATTACAAAAAAATTATCATCATTTCTATGTAATTCATATAATTTTTTAATTATATTATTAATACTTTCTTTTGATTTATATAATTTTAATTTTTTTAGATTAGCTATCATATTAGAATAAAATACTTTATATTTATTTAATACTTCATATCTTCTTAATTTTTCTTCTTGAATTTTATTTTCTAATCTTATACTTTTCTTTTCTGTGAATTTTAATGTTTCTATATGATTAATTTCTTTATATTCTAAATAATTTAATATAAGTTCTTTATTTTTTGTTATAAATATACTTAAAGCTCTAATACATTTAATAAAATTTTTATATTCTTCTTTTAATTCACTTAATGTTGGTTCTGATTCACTATAAAAATCTGAATCTAATGGTTCATCTAGTATATAATTATTTATATTTAATAATATTTTATTTGTTTTATCTGTATATTCTATTATATTTGTATTTATTGATATTTCTGAACTATTTGTACCTGAAGATATAGTTGATATTGAACTTAGTTCATTTAAAGAAATTTTATGTAATGAAATTGATATTTTATTAATTAATTTAATTATATTTTTTAATAATTTTTTTATTTCATTTTCATTAATATTATATTTTAATAATATTAATTTATCTAAAATAGTTGATATTTTAGTAACTTGTGTTTTTATTAATTTATCATATTGATTACGAACAACTACCAAATCTTCTTCTTCTTTTTTTTCATCTAAATATTCAAAAATATCATCAATTAAATCATTATCTATATAATCTATATATTCTTGTATATTTTCTATTAATTTTTTATATACTTTAGCACTCATTATTGAATAAATCTATTAATATAACAGAAAATAACTTATTTTTTACTTTTACTTTTACCTTTAGTTACAGTTTTTGTTGTTAATGTTCCATGTGTTTTTATATAATTTTTATAAATATTATTACATTCTTCATAATCTTTTTGTAATTCTAAAATAATATCATTAGCATAACTTACATATTTATCATATATAAAATTTTCAAGAGGTTTTTTTGATATATTTAATTTTGGTAAATCAAAATGAAAAACTATATAATGATCTTTATACGCAGCCTTTTCAGCTGCCGAAGTAAACATATCTGGCAATATTATAAATCTATCACCATAATTATCATTTGTAATATTATAATTTTTAATTTTTACAGTATAATGTATTATTATAGATCCTTTTTTTTCAATAGGATTAATTTGATATGAACATCTAATTAAATGTATATGTGTTGTAAAATGTGTACAGTTTTTATCATGAGTACCATTATATACTGGTTTATAATTTATTGTAGGATTTAAAAAGTATCCTTTTTGTGTATTTACCCATGATATACTTTTATTAGTAACTCTATACCATTCTTCTAATATTGGTACATATAAACTTGATTCAAATGAATCTGGTTCTGCTATTCCACAATTATTTAATCCACCGCCATTATTTGAAAGTTTTTTTTTATTTAATGACATTATTATTCTCTATTAATAATATAATATAATATAATATTTAATTATAAGAATAAACTATTCCTACTATATTTTTTTTATATTCTGACCATTTTTTTTTAGTAGGATTAATTTTTTTAACACCAGTCATATCATCATATTCATACCATTCATTATTTTTATATAATAATGCTATATAATGACCATATTTACTACTACCTTTATGAATTATTAATGATTTTATATATAAATCTTCTGAATTTTCTTTTAATTTTATTGTCATAGGAAATTCTATTTTTGTAAATAATTTATTTCCGTCTACATCATTTCTATATAATGCTATAAATATAAATGAAGATGATTTTAAAATTTCAGTTATTTTTTCATAATATTTACTTTTTTTTCCAATAGAAGATATAAATAAATTATCATTATCTAATTCATATCTTTCCTTTTTTATAGGATAATAATCATTAAGATCTATTGTTTTTTTATTTAAATAATCAGATAATGATAATTGTAAAATAAAATTTGAATAATATAAATTAGATCCTTCTAATATCTTATTATATGCTGTTGAATTAGTAAAATTAAATATTATACCTAAAAATGATAATAATTCTAATATATCTATCTGTTTATTTAACCAATTATCTCTTTCTCCTGATAATATTGAAGAATTGCTACTAGAAATTCTTGGTGGTGTAAAAAATATTTTTTTTGTTTTATCTAATGATACGAGAGTATTATAATAATTTTCTAATAATTGTCTAAATAAAGAACAATATTTAGGAATAGAATCTTTATCATATCTTATATAATTATATATTTTTTTCAATTCATTTTGAATATTTTCTCCTATTTTTTTTAATTTATCATTATTAAAATTACTAGGAATAGTTTTGAAAAACATATTATATATATCTTTATTTTTAAAATGAAATAATGCTATTAATAAACTATCTAAATAACAACTAGCATTTTCATTTTTTATATTTATATTAAAACTTAAATTTGATGATTTAGAAACATTTTCTTTATTTAATATTTTTTTTCCTATTTTTCCTGTTTTTGATACGCATCTATTTGTTTCTTTATTTAATATTTTTTCTGGTCCACAATCTTTTTCTTTTTTTAATATTTTTTCTGGTTCATCATATTCTGTTTTTTTTAATATTTTTTTTCCTATTTTTCCTGTTTTTAATACGCATCTATTTGTTTCTTTATTTAATATTTTTTCTGGTCCACAATCTTTTTTCTTTTAATCTTCTATTCTATC